GAAAGTCGAACGACGTAATAAAACTATGAAAGATATTGTTTCCAATCTCTTTCTCTCTGCTTAGATGCAGATTTGTTGTATTTGTCAAAAGTTCGGTTGACACCACTTAGTAAACGGCTCCATTTGGAGAACTCGGATTCAAACTCGAGTTGCCGCGTAGCGGACACATTTCCTATAGTAGTTTTCTTGTCGTAAACTGGTTCCAACATATCATTATATATTAATGACAATTGGTATCCCAGTCCATGAGGTTCAGTTGAAATTCTTCCAAGTCTATGATTTGATAAGAGCGTTTTAACATACGTCTCATAGTGGCTGAACTGGTCGTTCAGCCAATTAACCATAACCCTCTCTCCGTCCTGGTACACAAAGGTACCAGCCGTAAGAGAGGACTTTAGGCCAACATATTTTGGTATTTCGTGTTCTGGTGATTTAACTAAATCCGCAAGTCTTTCGTTAAGAGACTTGCCGTGTGGATTTAGACCTAAACCACCTGATTCTTCGGGTAGCTCAACTGCTTTACGTGCAATTGAACGGACCTTCGAAGGGAACTGTTTCAGTCCCTTATAGCCAACTACTTTAATGTAGTTCAAAAAGCCATTAGACCAGTCCCCATTAGGGACTTTTGCTGCCTTAAACCGAGCTTCTTTTGTAATTAAGAAACCGGCGAATTCAGCAGCCTGGTTAGATGATAACGATTTATCTTCCGACACAGGAACCTTGACGTAATCCAAGAATTCCCGATATTCAGTATTCAAACCTGAATCGGTAATAACGACATCGTCACCTAAGACTCTAAATGATTCTGTAGGCTCAAGATTTAGCTTACCGCACATCTCTGTGAGGACTAAATTATGAGTAAGGCCGAACAATGGAAAAGAAGAGTATAAGCCTTGCGGCTGACCCTTAGTGTACTTAACGTACTCTTCACCTTCAACTTCACGAAGTTTGGGTGACAATTTCCAGTTCGAACCAGAAAGGCTATCAATAAGATTCGCTTCATCGGCTAAGCCGAGTCCACGAAGAACACCTACTTGAACACTCCTCGGAAAGTTATCCGTAGCTCCACTGAGGTCAACAGAATAAACTGTTTTCCCAGCTTGCAATGCCTTTTGGGCAAAGCTCGCTCCATCTTCTTGACTGTGAGTACAGTCAGTCTCCAGATTTTTTAGAATCTGGTTGAGTAGTTGATGCAGTGGATATAAAGCAACTTGAATTGATGCATGGGGCATTGCGATTACTCTCGCTTTGAACCCTCGCTCCTGGATGACACTAATGTCACCTGGAGATGCAGCCAATTTGTCGTCCCACATAGGTGGTAGACATAGAGCCGAAGGTATTTCACTTCGTCTCTCCAAGTATTGACTAACATAAGGGACTGATAAGCCTCTGAAGAAGCTTTCAATCCATTTATTGTGGTTCCATTTTTCGTGAAACCACTCAGGGTTTGTCCCCGGTTTCCCGGTTCCTAAAGATGCAGGATAAAACTGCCATTTGAGCTTAACTGCTCCGATGTGCTTGTCAGCAATTCTTTGACCCAACTTATGTAAGTAATCTTTCTTTTTATCGCTCAGAACATCTTCTGATTGAATAGAGCCGACTGTCTTTTTATACTGTTTATCCGTAACCTTATCGCTAAGGTACGCAGTATAAGACATTAAGGCTGAAAGTGCTTTATTAACTTTCCTATGGCTGCCCTGGTTAGACTCCACGAACATCTTCCGGAAAACACCCTTAGGTGCTCCATCGGATGACGCTATCCACGAGAAATCTGGTTCTCCACCAGAAATTTTGTGAATTAGTGCCTGTTTGAGAGATTTCAATCTCCCGACAGTCCATTCCGAACCTGATGCTTTCGTCCATATTTCAATGGTTGAAAGAATCTGTGAGACCTCTTGAGTGGTGAACCCAAGAAGTTCCAAGTGAGTTTTTAATCGTTGACTTACTCCACTTCGGTAACTAATACCCATGAGTCAATCCTCCTTTAAGGATGTATTGAGAAGTAAGTAAGGCGCGACCAGCGACAAACTTAGAAGGTTAAAGGGATTCTACACCCTAACTTTCCACCATACCAAAAT